CGCATGTCCAACATTGGGAAACCATGCAGCAGATCGTTATGGTATGATATCAATGGTGACGAACAAGCTGAAAAATTTAGTCCACAGACCCGCTTGAAGTTTATGATAGGAGACATTGTAGAAGCATTCATAATATACCTAGCCAAGGAAGCTGGCCATCACGTTTCCAATCAACAAGCAGAGATTGAGATGGATGGTATTAAAGGGCACATTGACTGCTTCATAGATGACGAACTGGTTGATATTAAATCTGCGTCGTCATTTGCAATGAAGAAGTTTAAAAATGCTACTTTGCCTGACGATGATCCGTTTGGTTACATTTCCCAGATGAGCGGTTATGGCAACGCGCTTGGAAAAAAACGTGGCACGTTTCTTGCATTTGACAAAAGCAGCGGAGAGCTTGCCACTTACACACATTCTCAATTGGAGAACACCAAGTTAAAGATCAAAGAGGTTAAAGAAGCCGTAGAGCTTCCAGAGCCGCCTGACAGGTGCTTTGAGACGGTCAAGGACAGGCAGACGGGCAGGCAAAAACTTGGCGTCAATTGTTCCTACTGTTCCCATAAACATACTTGTTGGGATGGCGAGTTAGACCTCAAATTTAGATCAGGCCGTCCTGTGTTCTTTGTAGGGAAGGGGGAAGAAAATGCCCACTCTTTCTGATGAGCAGCTTGGAGATTTAGCAAGGGCCTACAGCTGTGAACAGATTATAGACATTCTTGGCCTAGAACCTATACAGCTGTTGCTTGCTTTCCAAGAAGAAGTAAGCTACTATATTGATGACTTCAAACTTAGACCTGTGGATTGCCATGACCTTTAAATCAAATGAAAACCCAATGTTCCGCTCTAAGTTTAGCGAGGACATCTTTAAACAAAAGTACGCTCACCAAGGTTGTCACACTTGGGCAGACTTGGCCAAAACCTTGGTCGATGATGTATGTGGAGAGTTTCTTCCCAAGGATGAACTGGACGACTTAACAGAAATTATCACCGATTTAAAGTTTATCCCCGGCGGCAGATATTTGTATTATGCTGGCCGTCCGTCCAAGTTCTTCAACAATTGTTATCTGTTGAAGGCAGAGGAGGACTCTAGGGAGGATTGGGCAAACCTAAGCTGGAAGTCAGAGAGTTGTCTAATGACTGGTGGAGGTATTGGTATAGACTACTCTGTATACCGACCAGAAGGCACTGGTTTGAGTAAGACAGGCGGTTTAGCATCTGGTCCTATCCCAAAGATGCAAATGATTAACGAGATAGGCCGCAGGGTCATGCAGGGAGGTAGCCGTAGGTCTGCTATCTACGCAAGCCTTAACTGGAAACACCGGGACATTGAGACGTTCCTCCATAGCAAGAACTGGTACGACATGCCCGTAGGTTCTACTGGCCTCTCTATTGGGCAGATCAAGGAACAAGATTTTAATTTTGCCGCACCCCTAGACATGACCAATATCTCTGTCAATTATGATACAGAGTGGCTTTTGAATTATTGGAACACGGGCGATGTTGGCGATGTCTTCAAAGCTAACGTGCGTCAGGCACTAAGCACGGCAGAACCAGGATTTAGTTTTAACTTCTTTGACAAAGAAAACGAAACTCTCAGGAACGCCTGCACTGAAGTTGTCAGCGATAAAGATAGCGACGTGTGTAATCTTGGCAGCTGCAACCTTGGACGTATTGATAACCTAGAGGACTTCAAAAAGGTTGTAACCCTAGCAACAAAGTTTTTGCTGTGCGGTACTGTCAAAGCTGAGTTGCCATATGAAAAGGTCTACGAGGTCAGGCAGAAGTACCGACGACTGGGCCTTGGGTTGATGGGTATGCACGAATGGTTAATCAAACGAGGTAGTCGCTATGAAGTTACGCCAGAGCTTCACCGCTGGTTGCGGGTATATAAAAGCATGTCTGATGCTACTAGCTCTAGCTTTGCTAACACTCTTAGCGTGTCCGTTCCTGTTGCTAACAGAGCTATTGCGCCAACGGGGAGTATTGGTATTCTTGCTGGTACTTCTACTGGCGTTGAGCCTATATTTGCTGTGGCCTATAAACGTCGTTACTTGAAGAACGGGACTAAGTGGCATTACCAATATGTTGTAGACAGTGCTGCCCAAGAACTGATTGATCTGTACGGAGCAGACCCAGAAAACATAGAGTCAGCCTTAGACTTGGCAGACGATTACAAACGTCGTATAAAATTTCAAGCGGATGTACAAGACTATGTTGACATGTCTATATCCAGTACAATCAATCTTCCCCAGTGGGGCAGTAAAGAAAACAATGAAGATACTGTCAGTGATTTTGCTGCTACTCTCGCAGACCATGCTCACAGGTTGCGGGGCTTTACTGTTTACCCTGATGGTTGCCGGGGAGGACAACCCCTCACCCCAGTCGCCTACTCCGACGCTGTGGGAAAGCTGGGGGAAGTCTTTGAAGAGTCAATCGAAACCCATGACATCTGCGACATCACCGGACACGGTGGAAGCTGTGGAGTATAACGATGTACGGTGAGGTTTTTTATTCTGGGGAAGCACTGCCTGATTTAACAGCTGATTTCTGCGAAGCAATAATGCAGCTGTCGGCTAACATAGGCGAGCAAGAATCCAAAGTTTTTGGTGGTAAAAATAATGTTAGAACTAACTCTATATTCCCCATTGAAAATGAAGACTTCAAAAAGGTAATGTTCTCTTGGATACAGGAAGCCAACATTCAATGTGGATGGTGTTTTGATCTTTCAGGTGTGGAAAACTTACAGCTTAGTAAATACACTGAAGGTGAGAAGTACGGCTGGCATTATGATATGATGCCGGGTAATGAAATAAGGAAACTTACTTTTACCGTTTCTTTAAACGACGACTATGAAGGGGGAGATTTTCAATTCAGCTGGGGTCAGCCAAACTGGAAATACAAAAAAAGAATAATTGAGGAACCAGCTTTGAAAACTAAGGGAAAGTTTGTTGTCTTTCCCAGTTATTATTTCCACAGGGTCATGCCAGTGACGAAAGGCACTAGGTACAGCCTTACTGGTTGGGCATATGGCCCACCTTTTAGGTAGACAATATTGACGCTGCTATATCCCCAGTATGCCCCGTGGCTTCTCTTCTTTTTCTTCCTTGTCAGTTTCCCCTGCACCAGCTGACAACAAACCTCTGGGAGGAACCTTGCGCGTTTCCTCAACCCTTTCGGTAGGGCTTTGGAAAAATTTTTGATCATCCAAATCTGCCAGCCTTGTCTGTATCTGTCTTTGATCAAGCCCTTGCTTGACTAGAAGCTCAATCATTTGCTTACGCTTCTCATCCTCTCTAGGGTCTTGTACGACTTGAGGAGTTTGCTGTGCCGCACCTGTGTTTACAACAGGAGCTTGCTGGGCTTGCACACCGGGAATTTGAGGGGCCTGTGCCGTTGCTTGCCTAAAAGCTGGAGGCGCTGGTTGTGCGGGTCCTGGAACGGTTGTAACACCGCCCCCTCCACCACCAAGCATACTTCCCAATACCAAACTTCCCATAACTACCTCGCATTCTTGACCATAGATGCTCCAAAATAGAGACCTATAATCGCTGATAATAAATGTGTGTCCAATGGTGTAAGAACAAGGCCCTTCATATGCTGCCAAGAGACAGATTCAGAACCCTCTGTAAAAAATAAAAATCCTGGGTTCCATTGTGTGTACCCGACAACTACGGGAACATCTGGGAACAAAACAGGAACAATTTTGGGCCATACTATGACGGCAAAGACAGCTGACAGTGCTATGATGCGCCTCGTTACTTGGAAGCCTTTGTTGTCGTACTTCCTAGCCAGATCGGTGGCTTTAGATCGGGCGGCTAATCCAGTTATAGCACGATTAAATGCGTCCTGTTTCGCCTTTTGACTTTGGCTCCACAACGTCATAAGACCTGACATCAATCCTGAGCCTAGCATTGTTATAAGTTCAAATGGCACGGGCATTATGAGGCCTTTCTAGTATTGCTGACAGGTGGATGTACAGTATTGTGCATCTTTTCTAAATGGTTTACGTCGTCTCTCAATTGCTTCACATTTGCCATTAGCTCTGCCAATGTCATATGATCCCTACGGAGGTTGTCGGGAGACATCATACCGGACAGGACAGACATTCGTTGTTCCAATGTTTCAATACTGGTTTCCTGTTTGTCAGTGGTGGAATCCAATACGCGAAACCTAGATTCCATGTCATCCAACTTTTCTAGGATAACCTTAATCTGCATCTTAGCCACTGCACTGGCCCCAGCAACAGACACTAGCATACCGACCAGTGTCATTACCAGTCTGAGATCAATAGAGCCGTCCATTTATTTTTTCTTGCTTTGAGGAGCGTACCGTTTTGCATAATACGCTTTAACATTTTCTATGTCCGGAAGCGGCTCGTTAAACAGTTTATAGTGCATTCTAGCCATAGCAGCAGAATTTAAAGGAACTTCCAAAAATTCTCTAAGCCTGCCTTCTTTTATTGCTTTTACAGGGTCTATTCCCTGTTGACTTAATAACTTCAAATCTCTTTTAATTCTTTTTCTAGGATCATTTACTATATCTTTAACAGCTTTGTCAGTTATTTGAAAGATACCACCGTGTCCTACGGTGCCTTCCTCAGTTTTTCTAAAATTAAAAGTATCGGGATCATCTCCGTATTTTGATTCTTTCAATGCTGTGTGCATCATTAAAGGTTTCACAGATTTACCAGTATCGCCCAAAATGTCCATAACTTTGTTTACAGACATCAAGGCTACCTCTGATCCCCTCATTTTAGAAATTTTTGTAGGGTCTCCCTGCGGATCAGACTGTAACAAACTTTCATATCGTACGTCATCCAAAAGAGACTTTGAAAATTTTGTCTCTGCCTGTGGAGGACTTTGTTGAAGCAATCCTAATAGTGCGTCGATCATGCTACCTACCCCTTGCCATTTCCGCACCTTGGGCCAATGCGGCTTCACCTGTGCCACCCAGCATCTGTGCTATCTGTTGTATTGCAGCTATGCCTACGTTTTGAGGTAGTCCCTGCATTGGTGGCTGTGGTGCTTCTTGCATTACCTGTATCTTCTGAGGCCTAACAGTTGGCACCTCGTCCTCTGTGGGAGACGCTTGGTTTGATTCGTCTAGGTAGTGCGCTATAGATGCAGCAACCAGACCGTCCCTAGCGTTCATAACTCCCTGAGCATAGTCTTGAGCTTTCTTTGCCATTTTCAAAGCAGCGCCCGATTGTTCTTTGGTAATCTCAGCTGGTGTTTTACCAGCTTGTAAACCTTGTACCACTTTTGTATGCACCGATGTACCAGGAGCAAACTGACGGGTAAAGAATATAAACGAAAGGGGTTTACGCAAAGCGCCTATACTGCCAGTTATGACGTTTCTGAAAATGCTAACTTGGTTTTCGGCCACAGACAATGCTCCAGCAACAGGGTCTATGTTTAAAGCGCCTTTCATATTTAAGGCCAGATCATCCACACCTTTAAACAACTCGTCTCCAAATATGTAACGCATGTTTTCAGCATTGTTCAATTTAGCTGCTGTCCAATCGTCTGCCCATTGTTTGATACCCAATAGCCTAGCCTTCGGGTCTTGAGCTTCTATAGCCTTAAACAGCCTACTATAATTATCTGTAAAGAGCATGTCTCGGACAAACTTAGCACTGTCAGGAGACACTTCTTCCAATGCTCTCAACTGTGCAGCAAACCCGTCTAGGTCAGCTTTGGACAAATTCATGGCAACATTGTTTACAGAGTTGACAAATTGACCAGCTTCCCGAAAGCTCATAGTCATGCCAAGTTCAGCGAGAGCCTTGTCAACCTGTGCAGGACGACCATTGGCAACATCGTTCAACAACTTCTTGTACTCTGTAAGCGCGTTGCCTCTGAAAATCTGATCGGTAGCTTGTTTAGCTTTAGCACCGCCGCCCATTTGTTTTTTAATTGTGGTCTCTATGTTGTTAATCCGTTTAAGAGCAGCTTTAGCAGCAACTGAAGGATTAACGGCGTTTATAATGTCAAGTTTGTTTTCTCTAATAAAGTTGATACCAACAGCTGACAGAATCTCGTCCCTTGTGTCTAACCCAAGCTTACCGCCCACAGCGTTAGGACCAAAAGCTTTGTCGAGATCATCCATTAGTTTTGAAAACTCTGCGCCTTCTCTACCAGAAACAAAACTGGTAAGGTACTTCTGAGCATCTGCCTGTGGCCTTTCAGCAAGTTGTGCAAACAATCCGTTTTTACCACGATATGGGGTGACAAACTGAGAGTACTCGCTGTTTACTTTTTGTAGTTTACTTCTAAAACCTGTTGGGACAATATTGAGTTTTTCAATTTGATCAAGCAGGGACTTAGACATTTCCAAGTTTATTCGCGTCTCGTTAGGAGAAGATGCTTTGTAAGATTTCTGCCGCATTCTACGATCTGCCTCTAGCAAATCTCCAGCAGTAATCGCAGTGCCTCGTCCCGTGTCAGGACGTTCGCCAGTCTTTTTATTCTTCTTTCCCTTTACTGGTTTAAGGCGGCCCGTCTTTTTATCAAGTTTGACGCGAGATATAATACGGGAGTGCAGAGGGTTTCCAGGACCAAAACCATTTACAACGTCGTCTATTAACATTCCTGTGTCGTTTGATACACGATTTAACAAGGTAGCTAGTTCTTTGTTAGTGACATCCCTGCCGCCCATAGAAGCAAACTGACCGTAGTACTCAGCGCCGTCAAACGCTTTCTGACCAGCTTTATACTGCTCTGAAAGTTTTTGCTGTGCAAAGTTTTTAAAACCCCTCAGAGTTTGTCCTGCTGCACCAACCTTGCCCAAAACTGTCTCATCAAACTGTTCAATACTCCGGACAGTTTTTACAAGCATGTCTTGTTCGCTTTTGTTAAGAGCAGCTTTTAATTTTTGCAGTGTGACAATTTCATCATCACCTGCTCTGATAGATGCTAGGTAAGTGTTTCGGTATTTAGTTACGATGTTAGCGGCACGGGCAGCAAACTGATCTCCTGCCTGCTTGGCTCCAACACCTTCCATTTTGCTCAACAGGTTTCCTACAATAGCCCCATCTTCATTGACCAAGGTACGAACACTCAGTAACATAGCATCTTTTTCACCAACCCTCCCAGCAACCTGCCGCTGGGCGGCTTTCATTTCATCTATAGTTGTGTTCTTGACTGGCACCACACCCGGATCAACTTCTTTAGCAGCCGACTTTACCCTGTTGGCAATAGCGCCATATGCGCCAAAAGGTGCGCCTAGGGCAAACGTAGCGGCACCTATAAATGCTCCCTCTGTACCAGCGTCTCTCAAAATCTCAACTGGAGACTCTTTATTGTAACCCTGTAGTTCTTGTAGTCCTTCAAGACCTAGAGAGGCAATAGTGCCACCAGCGCCAGCAGCAGCAGACCTAGCTCCCAACCCTAGCAGAAAACTACCGGGTACAGGTATAGCTACTTCTGCTCCCAGTGCAGCGGCACCTATGGCTAACTCTCTAGTAGCATCAACGG